GGTGGTTTGGCATTGAAATCCTGAGCCACAAAGCCATGGCCGTGGACCTGAGCCGCCTCGCCGATGGCCGCCACCCGCTACTGCTGAACCATGACACCGACAACCAGATCGGCGTGATCAAGTCGGCGCAGGTCGATGCTGACCTGGTGCTGCGTGGCCTGGTGCAGTTCTCCCGCGGCGCGCTGGGCGCCGAGATACGGCAGGACGTCGAGGATGGCGTGCGCGGCCTGGTGAGTGTGGGCTACCTGATCGACGAAATTGAGGAGGTGGAGACCGACCTGGCCACCGGCGCATTGGTGACCAAGCGCAGCATCTCAGGCGACGAATTTGAGCGCGAGATGCGCAAGCTACACGGTGAGGACTTTTATCGCGCAGGCCAGGCGGCAGTGCGCGGTCAGGGTGAGGCACCGCCCACGTTCGTAGTGACCCGCTGGACGCCTTTCGAGGCGTCCATCGTTCCGGTGCCTGCGGATGTGTCAGTCGGAGTGGGCAGGTCGGCTGGCGCCGATACCGCACCGGCACGAGTTGAACCCGAGGCCGCAACTGCTCCCGCGCAGCCAGCCGCAAAACCTATTTCCGTAATTACTTTGGAGCGTAAACAAATGTCTGAAATCATCACCCCGAGCCCCGCCGAGCTGGAAATTGTCCGCCGCGATGCCATTCAAGTTTTGGCCGAGAGCTATGCCAAATACCTCAAGCCCGCAGATGGCCCTGATGCTGTGCGTGGTGGCCGCAGTGTGGACCAGTTCAAAGAGCTGATCATGCAACGCATGGAAGCCAAGCACTCGGACGTCAGTGCCCTGCACATCGGCATGAATTCCACCGAAGTCAAACGCTACAGCTTCGGGCGCGCCCTGACTGCTGCCATGAACAAAGACTGGACCAATGCAGGCCTGGAACTTGAGTGCTCCCGTGCCGTTGCCAAGATCATGGGCCGTGAGCCAGAAGGTTTCTACATCCCGTTTGAAGCCATGCAGCGCGATTTCAATGTGGGCACTGCTGCCGAAGCGGGCAACCTGGTGGGCACTACGTTGCGCACCGATATGTATGTGGACGCCCTGCGCAATGCGCAGGTGTTTGGCAATCTGGGTGTGACCTACCTGGCCGGCCTCACGGGCAACGTGGACCTGCCGCGCAAAGCCACCCCTGGCGCGCTGGGGATGGTGACCGAAGTCGGCAGCGCCACACAGACTGCGCTCGCAACGGCCAAGGCCACGCTGTCGCCAAAACGCGTGTCAGCGTTTACCGAAGTGTCCAAACAAGCGCTGATTCAAAGCGGCATCGCCCTGGAGTCCATGATTCGCGACGACCTGGTGACCGGCGCCGCAGTGCTGCTGGAAAACCAGTTCATCAACGGTGCAGGGACCGGCGCGGAAATCAAGGGCCTGCGCAATGTCACAGGCATCGGCACAGTGGTGGGCGGCACCAACGGCCTGGCACCCGCATGGAGCCACATCGTTGACCTGGAAAGTGCAGCGGCCAATGCCAACGCCGAGCCGGACCGTTTCAGCGGTTACCTCACCAACACCAAGACCCGCGGCAAGTTGAAACAGACACAGCTCGGCACCAATCTGCCATTCATCTGGCAGAACGGCGACACGCCTTTGAACGGTTACCGCGCGGCCATTACCAACAATGTGCCGAGCAATTTGACCAAGGGCACCAGCACCACGATTGCCAGTGCGGCCCTGTTTGGTGCTGACTGGTCGATGGCGGTGGTGGGACTCTTTGGCGCGCCCGACATTACGGTGGACCCGTACACGCAAGCGGATGTGGGCCAGGTAAAGATCACCCTCAACCAGTTTGCTGACTTTGCGGTGCGTCAGCCTGCCTCGTTCTCCAAAGTGGATGACCTGCTGAGCTGATGGCCAAGGCCCGACCAGTACGAAAACCGGCGCCGGTACCGACAACACCGCCGCCTGCTTTCCCCTGGTGGGGCCACTTCCCCTACTAGCCAACAACCCCAAACGCTCACCAAGCCCATCAACATGACCTGGCTGCCTACCAACCCGCAAGGCTTCGAGTCGGACAAGTGCCGCTTCGATGTGCTGCCGTACCTTGCCCGTGGCGGCATGGACATCGGCTGCGGCGCCAAAAAGGTATGGCCGCACATGATGGGCATTGACTCCTGCACCGACACCGAGCTGTTCGGCGTGCAGATGCGCCCCGACATAGTGGTCAAAAGTGCCGAGCGCTTAGGATTGTTTGCTGCTGATGCAATAGAGAATATTTTTTCCAGCCACCTGCTCGAGCACATCGACAACTGGCAGTCTGCCCTGCTGGAGTGGTGGCGCATCCTCAAACCCGGTGGCCACCTGGTGCTGTACCTGCCGCACGCGGACCTATACCCCAACATCGGCCAGCCTGGGGCCAACCCCGATCACAAACACGACTTCCGGCCTGCCGATCTGGTGGACTTCTTCGACCTGGCATTTGCAGACGCAACGCTCCTGGTCAATGAGACACGCAGCGAGGCGCAGGAGTATTCATTCCTGCTGGTGCTGCGCAAGGAGCCCGCGGGCACTGGGCAAACGGATACCTCACGCATCCTCTACGCCAGGCGTGCGGGCCTGGTGCGCGTGGGTGCCTATGGCGATGCCCTCTGGGCCAGCTCCCCGTGCGCGCTGCTGAAAGAGCAGGGCTATTTTGTGACCGCCTATGTGGCCACCACGGGCGGGGAGATTCTCAGGAACGACCCCAACATCGACCGCCTGGTGGTCATACCCGATGGCGTCCTCTCTGATGAAGACCTGCTGGCCTATTGGGCGCATGAGGCGGCCAAGCATGACAAGTGGGTGAACCTGATCGGCAGCGTCGAGCAGCGCCTGCTGTACCACCCGAGCAGCAACGAATTTTTTCTCAGCCAGAAGCTGCGCCACGAGTTTGCAAACAAGAACTATCTGGAGATGGTCCACGACTATGCGGACCTGCCGCACGACTTTCGCCAGGCCTACTACCCGACCAGTGACGAAATGGATTGGGCCGAAGCGGTCAAGGCCAAGCTGCCCAATGCAGCAACTGCCCCACTGGTGGTGCTGAACCCCTGCGGCAGCGGCCCGGCCAAGACATGGCCCCATGCCCAGGCCTTCATGGCGCGCATGAATGCCTCAGGCATCAACTGTGTGGTGCTGGGCGACCTGCGCATGGAGCTGACCGAGCTGGACCCGCACGCCATCGTGATCGGCAAGGACTGGCCCGTGCGGGCTGCTCTGGCCTTTGCGCAGCTCGCTGACTGCGTGGTGGCCACCGAGAGCCTGATCGCCAATGCGGTGGCGCAGGAGCCCATGCTCAAGGTGGTGATCCTGTCGCACAGCTCCAATGAAAACCTGACCAAGCACTGGGTCAACACTGCAGCCCTGCAGGCCACCAGCGTTGCCTGCTACCCCTGCCACCGCGTCCATGGGGCGCATCTTGGCTTCTGCAGCAGGGACACCAACACCGGTGCAAGTGCCTGCATGGCCAGTGCCACTGCGGACACCGTGGCTGATTTTGTGATCGAGCGCCTCGCCCGCGTAGAGGAAGCGGTGGCCTAGATGCTGGACTTCACCAAAGACCTCAGTGCATTCATCGGCCATGACTTTGGCCAGGTGGTCACATTGGATGGCCAGCCGGTCTCGGTCATTTTTGACAATGGCTATGCCTTTGGCGATGTGGGCCTGATTGGTATGGCCAGCAGTCAGCCGACGATCTGCCTGCCCACATCCCAGGTGCCTGCCGATCCGATTGGCAAGACGGTGCTGGTGGGTGCTGTGAGCTACCAGGTGGCCACCCATGAGCCCGATGGGGCAGGTGTGAGCCATTGCAAGCTGGAGCGTGCCACATGAGCCACATCAACCTGCTGGTGACCGCCATGGTGGCCAAACTCAATGAAGCACCACCCGTGTGCAGCGAGGTGGGCCGCGTGCGGCTGCGCCCGCTGTCCAAAGAGTCCGCACTGGCCGTGGTGGTGCGCCCAATGCAGAGCGAAGTGGGGGAGGTAAGCCTTATGCCATCCCAACCCGCGAGCTGGATCACTGCAGTGGCTGTGGAGGTCTATGCCCGGTCGGGCACGGCCACTCCACCCGACGCTGCAGTGGATGGATTGATGGACCTAGTTTTTGAGCGGCTGATGGCTGACACCACGCTTGGCGGTGCGGTGCGCTACCTGAAGCCCGAAAAGATCGAGTTCGATTTCGACATTGACGGTGAGCAGACGAGCTGCGCCACCCTGCAATTTTCTGCCCAGCACGCAAGCCTGGGCCTCACGCTTTCATAAAGGAGTTTCCAAATGGCCTACTATTTCCCCGAAGGTTCGTCGCAGCAATTCAGCCAAACCTTTGCCAGCGCCAAGACCATCAGCGCGTTGACCAATGCCAACCCGGCCGTGGCCACCAGCGTGGCCCACGGCTTCACCAGCGGCGATGAGGTCATTTTGACATCCGGCTGGGAGGATGCCACCGACTCGGTGTTCAAGGTCACGGTACTGACGGCTGACACGTTCAGCATTCTCGGCCTGGACAGCAGCAACACCAGCTTTTATGCCGTTGGCACCGGCATCGGTACGGCCCAGAAAATCAGCGGCTGGACCGCCATTCCCCAAGTGCTGAGCATCAGCGCCTCTGGCGGTGACGCCCGGTTTACGGATGTCAACCTGCTGGCCAAGCGCAACTCTCTCAAAATCCCGACCGGCTTCAACGCCACGGCGATCACGCTGAGCCTGGCGCACGACCCGGCGCAGGCGGGCTACATCACCATGTTGGGCATCAGCCGCAACCTGTCAAAAGTCGCGTTCAAGCAGGTCATCAGCGGTGGCGCGCTGACCTATGGCTACGGCTACCTGAGCGTGAGCGAGATGCCCAAGCTCAACAGCA